TATTTGTATCTGTAGTGGGTGCAATTTATGGTATAAAAGGAACTGAATTAATTAAGAGGAAATAATATGTCACAACAAATACCTACAATGTTTGTATCTCAATACAGCAAAAAGAAACCTACACTTTTATCTCAGCAAATGGGTAAGAAGAAAAAGAAAAAGAAATATAAGAAGAAGAAGTAATGGCTTTTCTAAAGAAAAGAAATAAATAAAATTATGGCTAAGCAAAAGTTCACACATTATATCCCAAGAGAGAAGCCACCTAAGAGAAGAGGTGTGCATAAAAAATCTCAGAATAAAAATGAAAAGAGACAGAAGAAACAAACAAGATACAAAGGTCAAGGCAGATGATTGATAAATTGTTATATAATTTTTTTGGTTTGGTAGACTCATGGTTTTATTGGGTAGAAAAACAATTCATTAAACAAAAGAAGAAGAGAAAAAAAAGATGAGAGATACTAAAACTATTGAAATGTATAGTAAGAAATTAGAAAAGAAATTAAAAGAACTAGAAATATTTAAACTTCTAAAGAAAGAAGTAAACCATGGTGCTAATGGTACACAAGATTATGTAATTAAAAAAGGTATAAACAAAGGTAAAGTTGCGAAATGAAAATCAATGATAACACTAACATTGGATTACCACTTAGAAATTTAATAGGTTTAATTTCTGCAATCGTTGTCGGTGCATGGTTTAGTTTTGGAGTGATTGAAAGACTTAATCAATTAGAAACTAAGAACCAACTCTTTGAACAAGATTTACTTGAGGCTTCAGTACAAAAACCAATCGATCAAGAACAGTTCATGTTGCTAGAACACATAGCAGCTCAAGTAGAAAAATTAGAAAAGACTCAAGAACAAAACATGACAAACAAAGTAAACATTGAAAGACTACAAAAAGATATAGATAAAATTTTAGTTGATGTAGAGAAATTAAAAGACTCAGTTAGAGCAAACATAGGTAAACTCAATGGCGATCACTAAATTAGTATTTGCATTATGTTTATTTATTAATGGTGAGCTTGTTGAGCATAGAATACAAGATAACTTATCTACTTGTCTTAAAATGAAACGAGAAGCTACAAGAAATATGAGTATGGATAATAAACAATTCATGTGTGGAGAAGTCAATGCAGAGATTGAAAAAAATATTGATGGGAGTATAACTATAAAAAAAATTATTAAGGAGAAGTAATGGCAATAACATATAGAGGCGAAAGATTTTCTGGTTACAATAAACCTAAGAGAACTCCAGGTGCTAAAAAGAAATCTGCTGTTCTTGCAAAGGTAGGAAAGAAAGTTAAGCTAGTTCGATTTGGCGATCCAAAGATGTCAATCAAGAAACAAATACCTGCAAGACGAAAGAGTTTCAGAGCTAGACACAAATGCTCTACAGCTACCAATAAACTAACACCTAGATATTGGTCTTGCAAAGCATGGTAGCTAAAAAAAAAGGTTGGGTTAAAAAGAAATCAACAGTATTAGTTTGTGGTTACTGCAAGGAATGCGGTAAACAATTATTAAGTAATGAAGGTGGATGGATAGTTACTCTTAAAAAAGAATACTTTTGCCATGATGGTAAAGATGGTTCTTGCTTTGATAACTATTGTGAATTAAAATATAAACAACAACAGGAGAAACAAAATGCCAATGGTAGGAAAAAAGAAGTTCAGTTACACAGCTACTGGTAAGAAAAAAGCTAAAGCATACGCAAAGAAAAAAGGTATGAAGATGAAATCAAAAGGTAAATACTAATGCCAAAAAAAGGTTTGTACTACAACATCAATCAACGAAAGAAAAAAGGTATTAGTAGATCTAAAAAAAAATCTACCATCTCTGCTAAAGCATATAAGAATATGAAGATGGGTTTTCCTAAGAAGAAGAAATAGTTTTATTGTTATAATAATTAACTGTACTTCTAGTACCTTCGTGCTTTTCTAATCTTCGTTTCATCTTTTGGTTTTCTCTATACAGTTTATCAACTAGGTTTTCTAAAGTCTCTATCTTTAATCTTAACTTTAAATGCCAGTTGACTCCGACAATACCTTTTTTATTTCTTCGTACTCCTGCCATATTGAATACTCCCTTCCCCAATATCTAGTTTGATTTTGTTTATTGTTTAATGAATATAAAACTGTGGTGTGATCTTGATTAAAGTATCTACCAATAGAAGATATGCTAATACCAAACTCTTCAAATAAAAGATTGTGCATGATGCTTCTAACTCTTACAATCTCTCTGTGTCTATCCTTACTTAGTAAAGTTTTCTTACCAATGTAATACTTAGAGCATACATGATCGAATGCTTTATCAATTAATTTTGGGTTGGCGGTTTTATATCCAACACCAATTACTCTTTTGTTACTATCTACTATTTCTTTTTTTTCTTGCAGAACTTTAGCTGCATATAAAAATCCTTCCGAGAACCCTACCTCATATAATCTTTCTTCTTGGTTCGTGAGAAGATAAAATGCTTTCTTAACTTTGTAGATAAAATGATTGTTGTTTAGATTTTTAATATGTTTTTTGTAATGCTCACTTACATTTATGGTCATAGATCCCCTACTGTTTTCTTTCTTTTTTTTTCAACTATAAAGTTAATAACTTAACTTGCCATTAACTGTTCTTTTGTCTGCTCAATTTTCCAAAGTAATCTATAAGAATCTTGTTGTAATCTATAAGAATCTTGTTGATACTTATTTACTTTTTGTTTCGCTTCCAGATACTTCTGATGTTTCTTCTCTTGAAGATCTTTCAGCTTTTGCAGACGCATCTTGATGTTTTTCATCATGCTCCTTTGTTACTTTTGCAAAATCAAATCTAAGATTATGGATCTTGCATTCTACAAACTCTCCTCTGTTCGAGTTGTTTGCAGCTTTTTGTACATCATCAAAGAGTTCGATCATTTCAAAATGACACTCCCCATTGATAATTCTTTTAAATTTTGTCATACTTTATCCTTTTTGGCAACATCTTTTTTGTGTAACTCAAATGCCATATCATTATAGATAGATAGATCGTGATAATTATCTGCCTTATAACTTCGTGTTGATCTAAATAATTTTAATGCCATCATGATATGACCTACTTGGTGTGGCTTGATTCGTTTTTTTAAACTATCAAACAATACCAATGTAAACATTTCTGCAAGGATAGTAAAGTTATGTTGGTAATCTCCGTAATCTTTTTGTCGATCCTCAACTATACTGTCTTTAATTTTTTTATCTAAGTCTGTTATCTTGCTCATATTTATTCTGTTTTTTTAGCAAGGTGGGGAAACGAATAGAAAGGGAAAAAAACCCCACCCTGCTAGATACTTTTTAGCCTAAGTTAAAAAGTATATTCATCATTACCACTACTTGATCCAGATGCAAAGTCATTTTTTTTACCTGCACCAGAAGGTGTCAACTTAATTGTTAATCCACCTGGAACTTTATTCCCATTTTTATCTTTAGTTGGGAACGCAGCTTGGTTATACCAAACGCCATTGATTTTAGCACCAACGGTCCAGTTCTTACCCTTTTGTTGTGCTTCCACATTTGGCGGACCAACATAGATAGGTTGATTACTTTCAACACCATCCCACTTAGGGTTCTTAACTAGATTGATATATATATTTTCTGATTGTTCAGACATTGTTTCTCCTTTATCGACTTACTTGTCGGTTGTTATTTGCTACACCATTATTTGATGTAGATCCTGTAGTTACTCCCACAGAATTTTGTTTGAAATGTTCAGTAACTTCTTGAACATATTTATTGTTATCAAATTTTCCTAAGAATATATCAGCGTTCAAACCAAGATGACTAAATGCTTTTGTCAACGCATCTGTCATAGCTTTCTTTGGTGCTTCATCATCTAATCCTCTATTGTTTCCAAGTGGTGCAACCGAACATACTGGACCATAGCTATACCACTCACCTTGTAAACAGTATCTGATCTTAACTTCTGCAAAGATTAATTTTTCTGCGTAATGATACTTAACATCATAACTCCAACCTTTACCTACTGGACCAAATGCTGCTGTCATATTTTTTATCTGGTGCATAGCATCAATGGTTGTAATTGTTTTACCATATTTGCTTGGTGCTTTTTTAGTGTGTAATGGATTAGTTTTTTCTAACGCATTCCATATTTTTAATTTATCACTCATGTGTCATTCCCCATAGTTTGGTTATTAATTGTTTTTGTTCTTCTGCTAGATCTTTATAGTAAAAGAAATGATTTAGATCTGGTGGTTCGCACATCATTGCTAACTGATTGATGTCTCCATCACAAAACATAATCATCTTCTCCCATGTTAAAATTTTTTGTACCATTTTGTTATACAAAAATTCTAAATGATCTGCCTTCATTAACTCATGGCTTTGATCAAAGATAATATAATCTTTGTCATTAACATAAACTAAGAAGGGTATCTTCCCAGTTGCTATAAAGTAAAATGAAGTCTGTGTTAAGTTCTCAATCGTTGGTTCGCTTGGTAGTTCTTGAGTGATCATGTTCCACTCATCTTTACCTTTAACCTTTTTTAAATTAGGTGGCTTAGTTTTTAGTTCTATAAATTTTGTTTTAGTTTCGTAGTCTACTCTACCTAGTATTGGTTTGATCATTAACTCTTCTTTAACTTCAACATATCTTTCGCAAACTAACTTGTCATTGCCTACAATTTTACCAACAACTTCTTTTGTGATTGGAATACAATCCATTGCAAATTTAATCATAGCTTCTCTGCCGAATTTATCCTTTGCATCAACAGGTGGTTTTGCATTTATATTTTCTAATTCATTTTTAAAACAGGTATTAAAATCTATATCCCATTGTGTTTCTTTAATTGTTTTTGATTTATAAATTACATCTGCAATTAATTTCTGCACCACATTATTAACTAAATTTCCAAAGTTAGGTTTGTATCTAAAAGGAAACTTCCTTCTAACTTCTTGCGGGAACGAATAAGAAATTAAATTCTTAGCCATAGGGGTAGAGGTGCTTGAGTATGACCAATGATCTAAACCATCACCGCCATTGAATATTGAGAATGCTTTTTTTATTTGTTCGTTATCCATTTTTTTCCTTCCTATTTTTAAATGTGTATACACTAAATAAAATAGTTGTCAAACCTTTTATCTTATGTATATATAACCTAAAAATATAACAAACAAAGGAAATCAAATGAAACTAAATGATTGGCGACTCAAAGAAAAACTATCTTATTATAATCTAGGTTTAAAGCTAGGGTTTAAAGGTATAAATCCTGCGACTACTGCTCAAAGAATTTGCTTGACAGTTAAGAATGACAAGCGTTTTCCAAAGCCACATATTGTAGCTAAGATAAAACAACTTACTAACAATGAAGTAGATTATAAGGATTTATATGAAGCCTATTACGAAGCAACCCAAAAATAAATTACCCTACAAAAAGGTTCGAGTAATTTGGCAAGACATTTGTAGTTCATCAAATTGGTATGATGATTTACAGGATGTTGATGACTTTAATTTTTCTTGGTGTGAAGATATAGGATACTTGTATGAAAAAACTCCGAAGAAGATTACCATATTTAGTAGTTATTCTTATGATGGTGGTAAGCTATCTGTGGGTAATGTATCTTGTTATCCAAGGTGTGTAGTAAAAAAAATTATATATGAAAAATGACATACGATAATATATTTGAAGAGGTTGGATGTCCAGAGGAATTGAAACGCCATAAGCGTGAGATAACTAAACTTCTTAAGATAATTGATAGCTTAGAAACTGAGATTACTGTTAAGGAATATGAAATCAAAACTTTAAAGGAAAGATTAAAGAAAAAATAATGGCACGATACACTTATGCTTTCAGTAATGGTGTCTATAATGATTGGCACAGAAAATATGACGGCATTGCCATGATTGATATTGATAGTGTTGAATGTTGTCAGCATTGT